TCACAGCAAAACCATTGAAGCGCTTGAGGCGCTGGCGACTTCATACGCTCGTGTCTACGCCGCGAAGTCCGGCAAGACCGCCGACGAATGCCGGGACATCATGCGGGCCGAACGATGGCTCACGCCTGATGAGGCCGTCGCCGAAGGCTTTGCCAACGACACAACCGAAAGCAAGGCCAAAGCGGTCGCCGCCTTCGATTACCGGCTGTTCGCGCACGCTCCGAAGAGCCTCGTTGCGCTGTCGAAGGCCAAGAACTGGTCGATGACGGCCAGCTCGCCACCCAAAAATCAGAATCCCACTTCCACCAAGGAGACAACCATGAACGACAAAGAGCGCGCGGAAAGCCTCGCATCCGAGAATGCCGGCTTGAAAGCGCAGATCGAAAAGTTGACGGCCTCGGCTGATGCAGCCGTGCAACAGGATCGCGAGCGCCGCGCCGCCATCATGGCGCTCGATGAAGCCAAGGGACGCGAGGCGCTGGCGGAGCATCTGTTCTCGACCGGTGTTTCTGTCGACGCGGCCAAGGCAACTCTCTCGTTTGCCCCGAAGTCGGGCGATGCCGTCGAGCAGGAATACCAGCCGCCTCGCAGCATGAATGCGCAGGGCCTCAATCGCGAGCCGCTGGCCGGCAAGCCGCAGGCGAAATCGGGCCTTTCGGCTCGGATCGATGCCCGCGTGCAACGCGCCAAGGCATAGCCGGCCCGGCTGGCTAACATCTCATCTGCAACACATCTTCCGTGAAGGGAAACGAACATGGGCATTCTGCCTGTTATGAAATTCCAGCAGACACCGGGCATGTCCACGCTGCTGAAAAAAGAAGTCGATACCGAGATTTGCCGTAGCGTCGGCACCTTGCTTGCCGGCGAGGCTGCTGCCCGCTCGCTGAAAATGGGCCAACTCGTCGGCAAGATCGTCGGAACCGAGCAGGCTCCCGCCGGCGCAAAGCTTGGCAAACTCGTTGCGTGGAACCCGACCGCGACGGATGGCAGTCAGATCGTCCAGGGTGTTTGCCTGAAGGATTGCGAGGCTGCGGTGGGTGCGGATCTCGTTGGCGGCGTTCTCTACTCTCGCCGGCTCTCCGTTCTCAATCGCGCCGCCATCGTGTGGCCTGCCGATGCGACCGACGACCAAAAGGCCGCGGCTCTCGACGATATCGAAGAGCGCCTTGGGCTGATCGTCCGCGCCTAACCCATCCCCCATTAATCGCCGGAATTTCCGTCTCGCGTTCGCGGGGAGGGGTTCCCATGCCTATCAGGATACAAGGATCCAATCCGCCATGCCGGAAATCATTTTGCCCTACTCAAACGTTGACCTCACGACGGAGGTCAACAAGCTGCCGAATACCTTCGGTCTTCTCAATGCGCTTGGCATCGCGCCGGGCGAGGCGAGGCGTTCCCGCCTCGTCCGCATCGACTATCGGGAAGGGCAGATTGTTGTCCTGTCCCATCAGGAACCGGGCGGTCCCGGCGAGATTACCGATGACGGCGCTCAAAGCGGCATCATCTTGTCCATTCCGCACTTCACCCACTTCGAAAACATTCTTGTCGGCGACATTGATGGCCTCTTGGAGGTTGTGAACGGGCAGATTACGGACGTTTCGCTTGACGCGGAGCTTGAGCGTAAGCTCATCACCATCCGCAAAAACCATTCGATCACACGCGAGTTTCTGCGGCTCGGGATGCTGCGCGGCGAAATCAAGGACGGCAAGCTGCGGACGCTCTACAATCTTTACGATGTCTTCGGCGTCGAAAAGAAGGAAGTCGACTTCGCGCTCGGCACTGCCGGCACCGATGTGCGGCAAAAGTGCGAGGAAGTCAGCGACCACATCCTGTCCAACGTCAAGGGCGAGACGGTCGGCGGCGTGGAATCGGTGGTCGACACCAAGTTTTTCTCAAAGCTCATTTCTCATGCGAAGGTCGAAAAGTTCTGGCTACAGGCACAGAATTCATCGGTTCATACGCAGTTAGAGCGCCAGCGCCTCGGCGGCAATTGGGGCCGGGTCTTCGAATTTGGTGATATCATCTGGCGTGAATACAAGGGCGGGTTGCCGGTCAAGAGCAATGACGGCTCCATTTCCACCCTCAAGAATGTCGATGACAATTCGGGCACGGTCTATCCTTCCGGCACGCAATCGATGTTCCGCACCTTTGATGGTCCGGCCTACCATATCGAACGCGTCAATCAGGCTCCGACCATCGATGAAGAAGGATCGATCTTCATCTCCACCAAGGAACTGGATCATGGCGTCGGCCTCGAACTGAAGTCGCAGTCGAACATGCTCGCGATCTGCAAGCAGCCCGATTGTTTGGTGCAGGTCAAAACGAACTAACAGCCACCGTCATCCGGTCGCCATTGCGGCGACCGGATGCAGCCTTGGGAGATTGAGCATGCCTGTAGCGGCCAACTTTCACAGCGGGCGCGATGCCGTCGTTTCGGCAGTTGACAGCAAGTTTGCCGAAGCAATCCGCTTGTCGCCCATGAGTGGCGGCGCGAGAGACCAGCAGAGGCCACAAACCGAGATTGAGGCGGTCTTGCGCACGGGTGGCGAAAAATCCAACTCCGTTGACCCTGCAAACCCGGCGGCTTGGCAATCCAAGATCGCGGCGGGGAAAGCTCTGCTCTACATCGATCGCACTCGATACCCGGATATCGCTATCAGAAAGCAGGATGCGGTTCGTGCCTTGGCTCGTCCTGGGCAACCTGTCTTCGAGGTCTCGCTTGTCGATGATCGCAATCACACTCGGCTGATTGTCGAGCTTGTTCACAAGTAACAGATTTGGCAGGTGCCCATGTCCATCGTGCGCGTTGCACTGCGAATATCCGCTGTCGAAGCCCTGAAAGGGCGGACGCTGGTGGATGGAAATGTTTTAGATAGCCAGATTGGAGCGCTCGACGTGGCGGCCAACGGTTCGTTACATACGCCGCAGGAAAGGCCGTTTATCTCGGTCTATACCGACGACTCCAAGGTGACGAACGGGCTTGAGCTGCGTTCCTTCACCAAAAGCGGCCATGTGGATATTGTCTTTGAGGCCGGGATTGCGACGCCACATGTGGTGACCGATGCGGACACAGACGAATCCGTCATCTACGAGGGCGTGCCGGCGACGGACGCGAATTTCGAGTTCCACCTCGATCTGACGATGCGGCAGATCGCCGACGCCTTGGCCGACCCGGCAAACGAATGGGCCGCAATCTTCAATGGCCTCATCCGCAGCTTTGAACAGTCGCAGCGGTCGAGGGCGAGCGGCGATACCAACGGCGTTCGGCTGGCGGCGCATCAATTGAAACTGACCGTGGATGCGGTTGCCGATCCCGTTCGGGGCGTGGCGCTGAAAGATAGCTCGCCTCTGGCACTGTTCTTCGCGAAGTGTGAATCGGACCTCATTTCGAGGATGCCAGATATGGCTAGAAAGGTAGCGCTCATGCGTGCGCAGATTTCGGGCGATGTCGATGAGCTGCAAGCCGCCATGCGTCGGTATGGCATGGTCTACGGCGAAGCCGATGCCATGTTGTTGACGCCTGCCTTGGAGATGCCGTGATGAGCACTTTGGTTGAACAGCTCACGGACATGATGCACCGCATTGCCGAGCTAGAGCGGCGCAATCGCAATCGCCGTAGGAAAGGCACGATTGCAGAAGTCAGCGACGACAAGAGCAAATACCGGGTCAAGCTGTCCGATCAGAACGGCAAGCCCTACCTCACGCCATGGATAGGGGCACGGACCCTTGCGGCGGGTGGCGTCAAGGTGGACGTGCTCTATCAGGCGGGCGAGCAAGTCGATGTCGTTTCGGAGAATGGCGACATGACGGACGCGCAGATAGATTTCTCCACATACAGCGCCGCCAATGCCCGCGAGAACAAGGATATGCCGCTGCATATCAAGATCGGCAATACCGTCGTGGAAGCCTCGCCCGATTTGGTCAAGGTCACGGGCGAGAAGGTCATTGTTGAATCGCCTAACGTGCAGCTTGGCGGCGAGGGCGGCAAGCAAGTCGCTCGCGTCGGTGACAAGGTGGACGTCGGGGCCGGCTCTTCGAAAGGGCTTTGGCCCATTGTCGAAGGTTCGTCCTGCGTCTTTGCTAAAGACTAGCCGCGCATTTGCACGCTGCTAGGCAGAGTTTGCCGCATTAGGACGACGAAGCGACCTAACGACTTGCTCTGTGGTTTCATCGTATTGGAGCGTAGGGAGTTTAACCCCAAGGATGAAGTGCCACACGCTTGCTAGCGAGACGCTATGATAGCCCAATTCTATCAGCCGAAGCGCTAGCCGATAGTGATCAACTCCAATGACCATACGGGCAGAATCGCCTACTTGGCGTAAAATTTGGAGCATCGCAGCGTGCGTCTTGAACCCAAAAGCTGCTGCTAAGGCTTCATCTGCGTGCGATGAACCTACCTCGGGGAATTCGCTTCGCAGAGCTTTTTTCAGCGCAGCAACATTCACAGAAGAAAAAATGAAGGTGGGATTTGAGTACATGAGACGATCCGTCGTGCATGGTCGAAGTCCGCCGATTACCCATCGACCTTGTTGAACACGGTCGTCTTCAAACTTGCAATTTTACCCTTCAACCCGGCAGCAGGTTAGGTAAGGCACCCGACCTCCAAACAGTATCCGTGAGCTTCCGGGTAATCAAGAGTGGCGGCTACAGCACCACATTGGATGATTTTCGCGCGCGAGGGCAGACGACTTAGCATGCCTCCGTATCCGCTACTTTAGTGAGCAGCGATAGGCATCTTTCATGCATTCGAGACCTATTGACCAGCTGACGCACCCGCGAAAAATGAAATAACTCTGTTTACCCGGCGATTGGTATTTCATGCAGTTTTTGGCAACCTCCGGAGTTACAAGGCTCCAGTGGTTTTGCAATTGCCCTTTCGCGATGCCCTCTGAATAGATGCATTTGGCAGTTTCTAGCGCCTGCTCAGACTTCACGAGCATCTTTGACGTCAGGTTCCGGCAGGAAAGCAATGTATCCAATTCAGGTATTGGGGGAGCTTCGGCGGCCGTTGCGATGCTGATGCCGGCGCAACTGGCAAGACTCAGTGCTGATACAATCCACATGGATACTGATTTCAATTATTGGCCCCCTGCGCTGACGGACTACCCGTATTAGGTGCAGATCATCCGAATCCCGTTCGGATAGCAAGAGGCATAATCCCATGCAGAAATTCAAAGTTCGCACCGGCTGCGAGATTGCCGGGCAATGGCGCATGTCCGGCGAAACCATATCGCTGACTGTCGAGCAGGCGAGGGAGCTTGCGCCGCCCTTTGGCGATGTCGTGTCGCTGATCAATTCAGAAAGAGGTTCCAGCGATGCCGGATTCAACGGGTCTAAGCGCCGCAAACGGCAAGTCCCTTAGTAATTGGGGGCACGTCCAGCAATCTAGGTGGCAGTTTGCCCGCATGGGCTCCAGACGCCAAGAAATTTTGCTTTTTGAGCGACTAGCGGAAAGCCTGCCCTGTAGGAAGGCCGCTGGTCTATCGCTCGGGATTATGCCCCCACGCGATGAATAGCCCTAACGTAAACGCCCAGGCTCGTGCCACGCCCTTCCACCGCAATCAGCATAGTTGGTTTAAATGCCTGTCTGAGGTCCTCCGGTACGTAGCAAAGACTGTTGAAGAAGAACGGCAGATCATGGAGCTCGATTGGTGAATAGCATCCCCTATCGCCGATGCCGTCGGCACGGGCCACATTATAGATAAGCTCGACTTGGTGACCTGCGACCAAGGATAAGAGCATCGGGACGCCGATAAGTATCGGCGTGCTCCCCATGAAATATCCAAAAAAGGGTGCAAACACTATACCAAGCAGTTTCGTGAAAGTTGTATTGAGCCGGATTGGTTCGTTTTTTATGGCGTGGACGACCAAAAGCACCGCGCCGATTAACCCGGCCACTACGCAGTACGATCCCGTCGCTTTGGCCCAATTGGTAGATGGCACGTAACCATATCCGAATGCATGCGAAAGCATCGCTAAAAGAGTGAGCAGGATCCAGGCAAAAATCAAGGTGGCTTTGACAAGGCTAAACCAACGATCCGACCTAGCTTTTGTTTTGTCGTTCATAAAATCCATCTCGCCCACGCCTTGCGAGCTAATCCTCGCACACCCGCAGTAGCGCTATCAAGAGGGCCGGAAAGGGCACGTCTGGCGAATTCATATTGCTGACTGCCGAGCAGGCGAGGGAGCTTGCGCCGCCATTTGGCGATGTCGTGTCGCCGGTCAATTCAGAAAGAGGTTCGAGCGATGCCGGATTCAACGGGTCTAAGCGCCGCAAGCGGCAAGTCTCTCAGTAATTGGGAGCACGTTCAACAATCCATCCGCAAGATACTGACCACCCCGAAAGGCTCCCGGCTGATGCGCCGGAATTTCGGCAGTGACTTGCTCGACTTGATCGATGCCAAGATGACACGCCGCACCATTCTTGCCGTCTATGCTGCTGCGGCGACGGCAATCCTCGAATGGGAACCGCGCTATCGCATGACGGCGGGTCGGGTGACGCGAGCCGATGCGGGCGGCTCGATTACGCTGGAAATCTTCGGAACCTATTACCCTCGCGGCCATCGCGGCGACTACTCCATATCGGAGAGCGCAAGCGTCCGCGTCATCTACGGTGGGGCCTGACCATGGCAATCTATGCGCCGACGATCATTGACGTTTCCCGCCTGCCGGAACCGGACGCGATTGAAAAGCTCGATTTCGAGACGATCCTTTCAGCCCGCATGTCCGACCTTGAAAAGCGGGCAGAACAGGCCGGCTATGAGTATGACGTGGGCGACCTCGAAACCGATCCGATCAAGATCGATCAGGAAGCCCACGCATTCCGAGAGATGTTGATGCGTGCCCGCGTCAATGATGGTCTGCGCTCGACCCTGCCGGCGTTCGCAAAGAATGCCGATCTCGACCATGCTGTTTCAAAGGCCGGCGTTGAGCGCATTGTGACGCTGGACGAACACGGCAAGGTCACCTTTCGCGAAGACGACAGCGCGTTGTTGCGCCGCTATCTCGCGACCTTCTCCGCGCCTGCCGCAGGCTCCGAAGATGGATACCTGGCTGCGGCTTTGAAGGCTTGGCCGCAGGCGCATGACATTCGCATCGTCAACGGTGGCGCGGGCAAGGTTCTCGTCTATCTGCTCGGTGCCGATGGGGTTGCGGCTCCCTTGGATGCGGTCTTTGCCGTTGCCAAGGCGCTCGACGCCAAGCATATCAGGCCACTCACGGACGATGTGACCGTTTCGGCAGCCGGCATTGACCGCTACGCCTTGAGCGGAAAACTAATCGTGCCGCGTGGTCCAGACCCCGCGCAGGTGCTGGCCGCAGCGGTCAAAAGCGTCAAGGCGTTCGGCGATGCCCGCTATCATATCGGTGCGGAAATTCCGCGCGATGCGCTGTTGTCGGCGGCTTATGTCCCGAATGTCATCCGCATTGAGGGGGTCGGATTTTCGGATATCGCGGCCCGCGCCAACGTCGCGCCGTTTCTCACGGGCGTTAATCTGACGTTCGGGGTGCAATCATGATCCCGGCGCAAGCACATTTGCTGCCGCCAAATTCGGAACCGCTGGAAAAGGCGCTGGCAGCGGTCGGCGAGCGTACCGACGCCATCGGGATTGACTGGCAAGCCTACCTCGATCCGTTGACCGCGCCGGTTCATTTCCTGCCGGTTCTCGCACATGCCTATTCGGTCGATATCTGGAATCCGAAATGGCCGGTCCATCATCAGCGCCGGGTGATCGCCGATGCGATCTATCATCATCGGATCAAGGGCACGCTCGCAGGGCTTGAGGCCTATGCCGGCATCGTCGGAAGCGAGATTGTCCGGACGATCCGGCCACCCGGCACGTTCTTTCTGTCGGGCGGCATGTCGGAAGAGCAGCGGGCGGCGCTGTCTGATCGTATGCCGCAAATCCGCATCTACACCCGTGCTCTACGGTCCAGCGCCGGGCGTCGGTTGTTTCTGTCGGCGCGGTCTTATTCGGCCCTTGGCGCGTCCTTCGTCGCCGACAGCAAGGCGGCGGAACGTACCCGCCCGCGCATTACCTTCGTGGAACGCGGGATAGAGCAGCCCATCAACGTCGAAGAGATAACAGATATCATTCCGGGCCTCGGTTATGCCCTATACGAGCGGGCCTTGCTGCGGCGTCCGCGTCGGCGCTCTGTTACCTATCTCGGTAAAAGCTTGCGCTTTTTGGTGTCGCTCGATCACAACCGATCGGTGGCGGCATTTAGGCGGGCAGACGGTGCGCCCTCGGTCATTCGCTATGGGATGCGCCCGGCGACTGTCCAGCCCGAAGCCGAGTACATGCCAGCAAAGGCAGGCCGGGCGGCATTCTTCGGGCGACCCTTGCACCGTCGATACTGGTCGAACATGCGATCCGAGACGCGGGTGTTTGAACGCATCGTCATTTGGGACCCGGAAATGGTCCCGCGCCGCCGTGGTGCCTCCTATTTGGGTGTCAGCCGCTTCGGTGTCGCGCCATTCACCGCCGAACTTGTGGTGCATGTGCCGTCTATCAAACCACGCCGCGCGCTCTTGGTGGGCGGTTTCTTCGGAAGCTTCTTTGCTGCCTCTGACGGCGAGAAATATCGCGAAACCCTGCGAGCTTTGCGCGCCGCGAAATCGGCGCGAGACACGATCCTCATCAACACGAAAACCTATCGCAGCCCGCAGGCAGGTCAGCTCATCGTTGCTGGCACGCCCTTCATTGCTGGCCGTCTACTCAGGAGCTGACATATGCTGAAAACAGTGCCGTTTCAGGATCGCATGGAGGCGCGTCATAGCGACCTTAACGCTATCC